CTGCACTGCCGACGGTCTCTGCCGACGAACTGCTAGAACGGTTTACTTACGCGATGCAAGCGCACGTCGAGAAGGCACCCAACGGGCAAGCCTACATTCCGGCGTCACGTTACGATGCGGTGCGGAAGTACATCGTGGATGACTTGGCATCATGGGCGCAATTCCAGCATAGCCGTCGTGCCCAGCCCGTTGCTCCGTCGCCCGTACAAGCGTCGGCAAGCAAGGAACTGGAACGAGCGCGTGTGGACGCACAGAAGGCCAAGCGGGTGGTTGGTCAAGCCACCAAGCCTGTGGGACGTGCCGGTGGGACAAGCACGGAAAAGCCACGGGCGTCACGAATTGCTTCGGTAGATGATGCGGTGTCCAGTGCGCTGGACGAAGTGTTGTCTGCCATCCGGTAACTCACTCTCGTAACAAGGAAATATCGTCATGCCGAATCCTACGGTTATTTCGGATGCGGAACTGACTGGCCTACTGAAGAACGTCTACAGCCAGTTCCGTGAGAAGGTGCAGAACCTCGTGACCCCGCTGCTCGCGCAGCTTGAGAAGGGTCGTGCGGGTGGCCCGCGCAACATGCGTTGGGGCGGTAACAACGTGTTCTTTGACGTGGTGGTTGGCCGTCCGGCTGGTGCCACGTTCTCGTCCGCTGGCTACTTCCCGCCCGACACGACGGCGCAGGAAGTGCAGGGTAACGTGGGTGTGGTCCGTGCGTACACGACCCGTCAGATCGACGGCCTCGCGTTCGTCGGCACCCAGAGCAAGGACGCGGCCTTTACGACCATCGCCAAGAAGACGATGGAAGAAATCAAGGACGCTTCCTCGCTTCTCATGCAGCAAGCCCTGCACAACAAGCAGGATGGCATTGTAGCCCTCGTGAGCAGCGTGTCCAGCACAACGTCCATCGTCGTGTCGTCGCCCTACGGCGTGGCCTCGGCGGGTCAGGGGTCGCTGCTCCTCTCGGTCGGTGACTACATCGCCGTCCTCGACACCTCGTCCTCGGACGCGGTGCTGGGTCGTGCCGCCATCACGGCGATCAGCAACAGCGGCGACAACGCCACGCTGACGCTGGGCACCGCGATCAGCAGCATGGCCGCGACGGACAAGATCGTAAAGGCGACCGCGAACGACACCTCGTTCAACAGCGCCATGAACGGTCTGATCAACATCACGAACCGTGGCGGGTCGTATGCCTCGCTGCACAATGTGTCGGCCAGCACCTACAGCATTTGGGATGCGACCCGACTGGTGGCGGGGACGGATACGCCGGACGCGAACACGCCGACCGAATCGGACATCTGGGATCTCATTCAGAAGATCTCGGGTCGCTCCGGCAAGGACGCGATGACCCGTCCGAAGGACTTCCTGCTCATGACCACGCCTGGCCTCGCCAAGAAGCTCATGGAGAGCATGGTCGGTCAGCGTCGGTTCACGGCGGGCGAGTTCAGCACGACGATCAAGGGCGGCTACAAGGCCATTGAAGTCTGCGGCATCCCGTGCGTGACCGACTACTACGTCCCCGCTGGCACCATCTATCTCCTCCACATCCCGTCGCTGGCGTGGGTGGACGCGAAGGATTGGGGCTTCGTGGAGTTCGAGGGTGCGGGTCCGTGGCGCTGGATTCAGGGCCGCGATGCGTTCGAGACGACCTACGGCTGGTACGGCAACCTTGCCTGTCTTGCCCGTAACGCTCACGGCAGCATCACGGGCTACACCGACACGGCGCGTTACAGCCATGTCTAAGTAATGGATCGGGGGGCGGCTCACTCTGGGTCGCTCCCCATCCATGCCCTTGATCCCCTCGGAGACTCTGATGCCGTATAACTATTTTGCTCCACGACCGGGACGCCTTGGGGTGCTGCCGGTCCCGTTCCAGAGCGGTCGGTTGAACACCGGCACGTTGGCGGCGGGAACGCAGACGCACAACATTGGCGGCTTTGCCCCGACCTGCTACATCAACCGTGCAACCCTTTGCGCGGAAACCTTCCCCACGGCGGCGACGAGCTGCGTGGTGACGCTGTTCAAGATGACGGGGGCGACGGCGCTGGCGCTGACCAGCGGCTTGGACATCAACACCAAGACGGCGGATACCCCGCTCCAGTTCACGGTGTTGTCCACGCTGACCGACGCACAGCGGACGCTCAACCCCGGCGATAGCCTTCGGGTGTCTATCGTGACGGTCGGGTCGGTCACGACCCAGCCGGACGATGTGACGGTGAACGTCGAACTCCTCATCGAGAACTAAGTGACATCTCCGGTCGTTCTCTTGAACGCCCTTGGCTCTCCTGAGCCGTCGCCCACGATTGAGCGGCGGCTTCGGGAGATCCATTCGGGCCTCCATCTCCGATTCGTCCAAGGCGCATGGGGTGTGTGCCTGACATGGACGGACGACGATACGCGGCGGCAGTGGATTCAGAACGAGTCTTACAGCCCCGCCCAAGCGTATGACATCATTGGCTACCTGCCGATGGACTGTCCCCCTGACTCTGCGCCGGGGTATTTGTCTAAGATGTTCCGCGAGTTTCCTCGCACTGATGTGAACCGGATGCTTGATGCGCTTGATGCGTTCAACGAGCAGCCAGCACAGGCCGCAGTAGAGGCGGCGATTGCCGAAGTGTTGGATGGCGCGGACCCGTCTGGCACCGCCAAGCGTGGTCGTGGTCGCCCCCGTAAGAACTCCTAAGAGACGGTCATGCCATCAGTTACCCTCCAGCAGCTTGTCACGGACACACGCGAGTACATGGACGCGGTGGGATCTACGCGCTGGTCGGATAACACGATCAAGACGGTACTCAACAACGTGTTTGACAACGAGTGGTCGAACATCCTGAACGCTGCGCCGTACTACACCTTCGGGTTGCGGCAGGTGACAACGGATGTAAACGGCCAGTTTGCGTTTACCGACCTCAATGCAGGGTCGGGCGACACGCAGCAGAACTTCTATCGCGTCATGTCGGTCAGCGACGGCAACGTGCTGTACGATCAGACGCGCTTCCAAGATGTGCCGCTGGCGACGACGACGAACTATCTGCCGACCTACCCGCGCCTGTACTACATCATCGGGCAGGGAGTCCAGATCCTTCCGGTCGCCTCTGGCACGGGGCTGTACGTCGGGGTGAACTACAAGCCGACCGCGCTGCTGGATCTTGCCAGCGATACGTCGGTCGTGGATTACCCCGACAACTGCCACCTCATTCTTGTCTGGAACGCGGCGGCGCAGTTGCTTCTCAAGGGCGGCACGGAAGCGGCGGCAGCGGCGAACCTCAAGGCGCTAGCCGATGACGACCGCAAGACGCTGCTGGACGACATCCGCCGCTACACGATCAACCCGACGCGCATGGCCTACCCCGACCAGAAGTATGACTGGAGCGGCGGCTAATGGCCCCGGGGCGCGAGAAGGTCGTTGACCAGCAACCCAAGTTTGACGGGGGGCTGAACAATGTGTCCGATGACGCCGCGCTACTCCCGAACCAGTTGCGTCGGGCCGACAATGCGCGGCTGACAGACTACGGGGCGATCACGAAGCGCGGGGGCACCAAGCGGACCTCGACGAGTCCCCTCGCCAGTGCTGCCGTGCTGAACGGCTACACATGGCGCAAGGACGGCGGAACACAGCAGTTGATGGCGGTCTGCAACGGGACGCTCTACACCTCCACGTTCAGCGCCACCTACCCGTGGACATGGACGGGGCAAGCCAACAGCTTGTCCACGACGGTCCCGCCCTCGTTTGCCCAGTTTCAGAACGGCAGCGCCGATGTGGTCTATATTGCAGACGGCGGCTTGCTCAACGTATGGACGGGCAGTGCGCTCAACACGGACCTCGCTGGCACGATTGCGGTGGAAACCATCGTCGTGCATAACGAGCGGCTGTGGGGGTGCGGCAATAGCACCTTCCCCGATTCAATCTTCTACTCGGCGCTGAACAACGGCGATACGCTGGGCGTGGGCGCGTCAGGCGGTGGGCAGATCGTGGTCCGCACGTTCTCCGACGAAACCGTGGTCGGCCTCGCGTCCATCAATACCTCGCTCTTGATCTTCCACCGGCGCGGTATCTCGCGCTTGACGGGGTACGGGCAGGACGACATCAACGTGGCCCCGCAAGGCTTGACGGCAGATGTCGGAACCATCGCGCCCAAGTCCATCGTCAGCATTGGCAACCTTGGCTTCTTCATCTCGGAGCGCGGGTTGTTCCGCTGCAACGAGGCGGAGGTAGCTCCGGTCGGCACGGTCGATACGCCAGACCCGACGCTGGCGATTATCCGCAGCCTGTCGGCCAGCGACTTTGCCAACATCCGTGCCACGTTCAATCGGGCCACCCGCGAACTGCTGATTAGTTTCCCGAACTACGGCGTGTTCGCGTACCACACGATCCTGCAAGCGTGGACCGGCCCGTGGGATACGGGCTATGTCTCGCCCTCCACGACCGCCCTGTTTGACTCGGTGGACTCTAACGGCCTTCCCGCCACCCTCAAGGGCGATGCGGACGGGTATGTGACGGTCTGTGATGCCAGCGGGGTGTTCGTGGACAACCAGTTGGCGGACGGGACAGGCGGCACCCCCTACACGCTGACGGCGCAGATGCACCGCCTCTATTGCGGCGATGATGCGCTCGCCAAGTCGCTGCGCTGGGGCTACCTCACCGCCCAGCTCAAGGGGTCGCTGTCCACCAGCGTCACAT